CGCTAGTACCACCTGCATTATTTAATGATGTTCCAAATTTTTTGTATCTATCATCACTTTCTACAAATTTAAAAAACTCTTTCATTGTACCCGTTTTAGTAGCAATCTGATATGAACCATAAGAAAAACCACCCGTGGTATCATTACCTATAGCACCCGGTTTACCATTGGACTCATATTTTGATGATATTGATCCTAAATTTTTTCTAGTACAATTACCTGGTTCAGTAACATCACCAGCTGACAACGGACCACCACTACCATCTTGTGGACCCAAACCTCCACTACCATCTACTGCTTGGGGTGTACCAGTACCGCCACCACCTGCTGTTGCATTTTCTACTGGTTCAATACCAGCAAATGCAAAATCTTCTGGCGCAGGAGCGATTGGATCTGCTTTTGCTAAATCAATTCTTGTACCTCTAATATCCATAGGTCCATTTGCATTAAAGAATGTATCAGTACTTACATTATTATATGCACCATCTGTTTCTACAAATATGTCATCTTTAGCGTAATATTGTTGTTGTCCAGTTGATAGTAATTTAATTTTTGTATCTGTGCCTATTACAATATCTTTTGATGCAGATATCGTAATATTACCATCAACCATCCATTCAACATCACCAGTTACATACAATTTATCTGTACCAGTTACACTTCTAAATCCATTTTTATGTTGTGCAACAAAGTCACCGTTTGGTTGTATTTCAACTAATGTACCAGATTTATGAAATACTTGTAATCTTTCTCCTCCAGGTGTATCATCAATTTCAATTACATGGCCAGATGGTGTTCTTTTAACTTTATTGTTTGGATAAACGGGTTTTCTTACATTTGTTTGTTGCGGTTCATCATTGACTGGTTCTTCTTTTCTTTTTGTTTGATGATCAAATTCTTGATAATTAGCTTTTGATTGATCAAATTTTCCTTCTACACCATAAGGATCTTGAACTTCATTATCACCACCTTGTGCATTTACATCAGTTGTAGTTCTGGATTCAATTTTTCCATTTTCCGATGTATATGTTTCACTATGTGGTATTGATCCAAAAACAAGTGGCATTTGTGAATTTTTTCCATCAAGAAAAATACCAAAGACTCGAGCACCAGTTTGTATACCCAAAAAATTACCCTGATTATTTACACCACCTTCTGTAACTGGAGCCATAACTTGGGCCCATGGTAATTTATCATCAGGTATTTCTTGTTGATCTTCACTATGTACACCAAATATTCTGACACGAACACGGCCCATCTTGATAGGATCTTTTAAATCTTTTACAATACCCATGAACCATCTTATATTATCACCATAAAAATTATCCATTTGCGTCCATACTCCCTAGTTTTACTATAGTAAAAGATATATCATAGTTTTCTCTTTTTATCATATGTCTTGCTTTATATATTAAATAATTACCTGAAAGTTTTGAATCAAGTGTGCTTTCTTTTTCATGTGGAAGTGCAACATCACGAGTTTTAGAAAATTTACAGAATAATAAATTTCCTATTGTATAATGGTGATCACCATCAACAAAATCTAAACCATTTATACCAATGTTCATTGGTGATTTTTTTAATAATTGTTCTATTGATCTTCCAGATATAAACAATTTATAATCTGCCTCATCATACGCTTCACCAAGTGCTAGTGGAAACTCAGGTTTTGAATCATCTTCTGGTAAGTTTGTTATTCTGTATGGATTTGAACCACCAAATAATGCATAGTGTTTACTTTGTAATTCATTAAATGATTTGTTATTGTATTTAAAATTTGGTGAATATGGTGGATTTTTTTGATTTCTAAAAATTTCACCAGATTGCATTGCAGGTTGTAATGTATCTTTTACAATATCATAATCAAATTCTAAATCTGTTTCTTCATCTGGTGCTGCAGTATTTAAATATGTGTACTTAGCACCAATGTGTCCATTTTTAATTAATTTAAATAAATCTTCTGCTTTAGCAGCTTCCATAGATTTTATTGCTCTTCTAGCAACTCCAGGATTTGGATTTTGAATTGATGATGGTGTCCAAGTGTATGGGTGTTGTCTATTAATTACTTCACCTGATAATAAAGTTTCTAAATCTCTTAAAACTAATTTATTACCAACAAATGTAGAAAATACAAAAAACGGAAACCCATTTTGTGTTGTTAAACTATTTGTTATCCATTTAATAGCTTCTAATGGTGACATATTTGGAACTATTAAATTGTAAAGTTGATTATCTTTTGGATTATCAGTTTTTGCTAACTCTATATTTAAAAATTCATTACATATCTTTTCTATTATTTCATGACCTTTACCATCATAAAATTTATTTACATTTTGTAGATTTGAAATATATTGAATATCTTCTATTAGATGTAAAAAAACAATTTGTGTATATTCATTTACTCTTTTTCTTGAAAAGACATGATGTACATAAAAAGTTTTTGATATTAAACTAGTTGATGCACCTTCTGTTTTATCTCTATCAGATACAAAATTTATAATTACTTTTTCACCACCAAGTATATCATATGTTTCATACCAGTTTTGATCATCATTTACTATCAAATCAGCAGTAATATATGGCTTATCTAAACTTTCAAATATATCAATTGATGCAAATACACCAGATAAATCTAATACTTGATTATATCTTTCAGATTGTAAAGAAATTGATTGTACTTGAAAACTACTTCTTATTTCACTCATTATGATAATAAAGCACTACTAAAAGATCGTACTACTTCTCCTATTAAACCAGGTCTAATTACTCTAATTTGTTTTAATTCATCATTCTGTCTTGTTAATTCATCTAACCAAGTTTTTTCTGTAAATATAGCTGGTCTGGGTGCTGTTGGGTCTATATCTACGTATTCACCAGCTGCATTTTCATAGTGATGTACCGCATTTAAACGCTTAGATGTAGCCCTTATAACTAATATTTCGTCAACTATAGTTGTAGTTGTTCTAACTACTTCACCAGTTGTAAAATCTTTTTCATTACCACCAGTAATCCAAACTTGACCTAAATCTAAATTTCTATGTACAACATTTCCTGTTGCAAAGTTTGTTAAACTTTCTACTTCATTACCTATTGCATACTTATCAGTTAAAACGGTTTGTGTATCTATAACCCTTTCAGTATAGTTATCAACCGCATATTGATAAAGTTTTTCATTTGATAATGGCCAACCTCTTTCTCTTAGATGATTGTTCATTAAATAAAACGTCCAATGAAAATCAGTTGTTCCATATATTTTAAAAGATACTTGATCTGGTCTTTCATTTGGTAAAATATAATAATCGTGATAAGATGTAGTGGCATCTCTAATTTGATCTATAACGTCAGAAAATACAGCAATGTTTTCAACTTTATTAGATAATCCTTCATTTCCAAAAAAGTAATCTACAGCTGGATATTTTTTAAAATAACTTGACATTATATTCTCCTAAATTAAACTCATGTCATCATCTGGGCCCAGATGATGTATCATCTGGAAATTCCGGTATAACTGGTTCTGCACCACCAGTATATGGTGCAAATTTTCTTTCTTGATCAAATGCATCATCATTATCCTCAACTGCAACATCATGTCTACTAAGTGGTTTATATTCAGTAAAATTTAAACTTAAATCAATTTCATTTGGAGCACCATCTGGGTGTAAAACAGCACTAGTAGGATTATAAGTTGTTGATATAGTTCTAAGATAAGAATATTTAATTGGAGTTCCAACATTTTTAAATGTTCCACCTACTTGTGTTTTTAATTTAATTTTAAACATATTAGGATATTCTAATGCAATTGGAAACTGTCCATTACCAGGTAATTCTTTAGGGTATGCATGAATCCTGAAAAATTTTATGATGTTTCTTATAGCAATTGATTCCTTTTGACTTTTGGGTATAAATTTAAATGTAAATGTAAAATCTCTAATATTTACTCCATCAAATTTAGTTCTTAAATTTGGATTAATTTTAACACCTGCAGTTAATCTAACTGCATCACCCACACCACCTGGCATCAACTCAGCACCCATAGCTGCACCAATTTTAGCTGCATCACCAGTGAAAGTTCCACCCGTAAAAAAGTTTGACAGAGATGTTGCACCAGTTTTTACAGATTGCATCAAACTACTAGCTATTGAAGTATTTCCACTATTAAAAGCGTTTAAAACTGCTCCACCCTTAGCACCCAATTCTACACCACTATATTGAAATCCTTCATTTACTTGAAAAGATATTGGTAAAAATAATGAAACTCTTTCACCACTCAATGGTATAATTTTTCTTCCTGATGCTTGACTAAAACCGGAACCGAGAGCACCCATAGTATTACTACTAAAAAAACTAAATCCTCCACCACCACCGCCTCCACTAATTTCATTAAAAGTTGAACTTTTAGTAAAAGTAATTGGAGCAGATGGTGCTTGTACTTTTATAGCTTGAAATACAACCTTTGAACCAACCTGTGAATGTGTATCCAGTGGATATCTTTGATGCCCTGCACCAAAAAGATCACCACTACCAAAAAAGTCATTAGTTAAACTACTAAATCCGCTAAGTATATTTTGAAATGGCATTATACTAACCTGTTATAAATAATTTGAAAGTATTTATATAAGATTATGTCATATTCTGGTAAGTTTAAAGTTAAGAATTTAAGTAAATATAAGGGTGATTTTGATAACATCATTTATCGTTCTTTATGGGAACGGCATGTATTTAAATGGTGTGATGAAAATCCTAATGTAAAACAATGGTCATCAGAAGAAATCGTAGTCCCATACTTTTATGAAGCAGATAAAAGATATCACAAATATTTTCCAGACATCAAAATAGTATTCGAAGATAAAACTCTATTAGTTGAAATAAAACCAGAAGATCAAACTGTACCACCTACAGGTCCAAAACGTACTAAAAAATATATTGCAGAAGGTTTTACTTATGTAAAAAACATGAATAAGTGGGAAGCAGCTGAAAATTTTTGTAAAGATCGTGGATGGGAGTTTCAAATATGGACAGAAAAAACACTACAAGAAATGAAGTTGCTACCAAAAACAATGCCTGGTAAACTAAAACCATTAAAACGGTTCAGACCATATAAAAGAAAACGTAAAAAATAGTTATAAATAACAGTATGGCTGGAGAAAGTTTATTTAGAGAATTAGAGATAGAGGCATTTCGTGCGGGTATTACTCCACGGACAAAACAATCTATTGAATGGTTTAAAACTAAAGCACGACAATTGTTTCGTGGTCGACAAATAAGAAATAGAGTCGATATTATGCAAGATGATGCACTTAGTCAAAAATCTAGTGTTGAAACTTCATTTAAGGGTCCAATTGGAAATATGTATATGTTCTTTTATGATGCAAAACATAAAAAGACTTTACCATACTATGATGGATTTCCTTTAACTATAATTATGGGTCCAGCAAGAGGTGGATTCAAGGGTGTTAATTTGCATTACTTACACCCAGTTGCAAGAGCTAGACTTTTAGATATACTATTGGGAAACGGTGGTAAAATGCCACAAAAATATTTAGCACCTGCATTAAAACATTATCTTACTTCTCATGTTAAAAGCAGATTTGCATTAGTTGATAAACCAGAATGGGAAATTGCATCATTCTTACCAATGGCAGATTTTAGGGGTGCAGATCCACGTAAAGTTTATAAAGATACACAGGAAATGCTATGACGGCATCAATAGACAGAATAAAAAGTAATATAAACCAAAGAGGTGGTATTGCAAGACCAAATAATTTTCTTGTTGAATTACCATCTTTACCAGGTTTTGATAGAGCAAATGATAATTTAAATATTTTATGTAGATCAGCAACAATACCAAGTAAACAAATACTTACTACTGACAGAAGAATTGGTATGGAATTTGAAAAAGTTGCATATGGATATGCAGTAGATGATGTTTCAATGTCTTTTTTATTAACTAATGATTATTATGTTAGAAAATATTTTGACACATGGAATAAATTAATTGTTGGAGAAAATAGTCAAGTTGCTGCATATAAATCAAATTATCAAAAAAGAGTAGTAATTCACCAACTTAGAAATTCTATTCCATCTTCAAGTACATCAATAACAATAGGTGATAAAGCTACTGGTTTAGCATTTCCATTTTTTCAAAATATAGTTAATAACGTACTTAACAATGCAATAAGTAATACAATAAATTCAATAACTGGAACAGCATTATCACAATCACCAATAAATGCAACTTTATCTACTTATTCAATAGAACTAATTGATGCATTTCCAACAACAATAGGTCAAATAGATTTTAACAACGAACAAGACGGAATACTTGAGTTGACAGTTGCTATGTCTTATACTAACTTTAAAAGACGTAGCGGCACACCAATATTTTTTAGTATATAGGAGAAATTATGGCACTACCCAAATTGAATAGCACACCAAAGTATGAAATGAATATACCATCTACAGGAGAAACAGTTAGATTTAGACCCTTTTTAATAAAAGAAGAAAAATCCATGTTAATTGCAGCTGAAAGTGGTGATAACAGAACTATATTATTATCACTTCTTGATACATTAAAAGCGTGTTGTGATGCTGAAATAAATGAAAATAAGTTATCAACATTTGATGTGGAATATATGTTCTTAAAGTTAAGAGCTAAAAGTGTTGGTGAAACAACTAAAATAGGAGTAAAATGTAATAATTGTGGTCACACTAATACATTAGATGTTAATATAGAAGAAATAGAAATTAAAAAACCAGAAACTGAAAAATTAGTTCAATTAACAGACAAAATACAAGTCGAATTAGATTATCCAACATTTAGTGATGTATTAAATTCTGATCTTGGTATAAAATCAACTGCAT